TGCACGCCACCCACCCATTTGTGTGTTTGGCCATCCACCTCGTCCACCGAGAGTCCGTATTTCTCTCCATCCTTAACGACCTCTATGTCCGTTAGGATTCCGGGGCGGGCGTGTTCCCGCCCCCATCCACCTCGGTACCAAACCGAGTCGCCTACCTTGAACCTCATATTGCAAAGAGGTCTTTCAGGGTGGTCACCTGCGCGTCCACCGAGTCGATTTGCTTTTGGCGTGCAATCCAGTTGGAACAGCCTTGCCACGCTTCCAATAGGTCTTGGGAATCATCCCACGTTCGCTCGTAACGTTCGCACGTCTCGTAGACGATGCGGATGCTGTTTGTCAAGTCGCCAACCAAGCTCTCGATGTCGGCATCGGTCTCTCGGAGCGTTACCAGCATTCCTACGTGTCGGTGTAGTCCACCCAACAGGGCTCGCATCGTTTGGGTCCGCTTCCAATTCTTCTCCTCCTGCAAGCTGGTCCAGTGCGTCAGCACCACACCACGTGTGGCCTTGGCAAGTTCGAGAACCTTGGGGTGCATCGTGTTCGTGAATTTCGTTTTCATCTCAAAGGAGTTTTGCGGCCTGCTGTTCGACTTTCAGGAGCTGTTCTATGGTAGCGTTCAGCTCTCGCTCGTAAGTGGCTACATCAGCCGCTATTTGCCCTGCTTTGGACGTGTCGTCCTTGCCAGTGCCGCGTGCGTGCACACGAGCCAATACCAGTTTAACATCAGCGAGGGCGTCAATCAACGCGCTGTTCGCTACTTCGGCGACGGATTGGGCTTGGCCCAGTTGCCGTCTATCAGTTTTACTCAATCCCATTGTTATGTTGTTTGGGGTTGTGAATCGTTCTCCGTCTTGGGTGCGAATGCTTCGGTGCATTCCGCAATCTGCTCCGCGGAGATTTCGGAGCTAAAATCGTCAAAGTCCATATGGTCGTCTATGTCCACTTCCTGCTCGAAGTAGATTTGGCCACTCAGGCCACCACTGCAATAAATATCTGTGGAGTCCTCCACGTTTATGGTGTGGTCGCGCATCTGCTCAATCACGTGCGTGCATCCAAGTGCAAAGGCGTGTTGGAGAGCTTCGGCCACCTGTTGGGTGTTTGGTCCAATTTGGGCGGATTCCTTGCCCTGTTCAATTCCGGCCGCGTAGGCCGCTTCCATCTGCTCTTGCACATAGGTTTCGAGTGCGTCAAGCACGTTGTTCTTGTCCATCATAGTTCGTTGGTTTTGGATGGTGTAAATGTAAATGAATTTGGAGGAGACGCCCACACGTCCCCTCCCTGAATTATTAAGCCCCTGTGGGGAGGATGTGGTTAACAGCTTTCTCGGCTTTGCTGGCCGCGTAGACTATCCAGCGTGGCTCGCTGTTTAGCTTCTCGCACCAGTTGTTGATGTATGCTTGGGAGGCCGTGCCAGCTTCGGTGCCAGTCAGTGCGCATAGGTACTGCGCTCCCATCTCCGCTATCAGCTCCTCCTGTGCGTAGGATTCCGAACCGAAGTGGATTTTGTCTGTCACACCCTTGCGGGCCAGTCGTGTGTCGTGTCCCGTGCTGTGGACCAGCTCGTGGAACAGCGTGTGGTCGTACGAGTCGCTCGTGCTAAACTGCTCGACCTTGGGCATCTGCACCACGTCCTTTCGGGGATTGTAGTAGGCACTGGAACCTCCGTGCTTCACTTGGGGTGCGCCCACGTACTGCTCAAGCACGTCCACAGCGCGTCGGGATACCTCACGCGCGGCAGTTTCCTCCGTTTTAAGCGACTTTCGGCGCGGCTCAATACTATCACACTGGCCTATATTGAATACTCGGTAGGAGCGCACGGAAAACGTCTTGTCGCGGTCCTTAGGTGTGTGCCCTGCCTTACGTGCGGCCTGTGCTGTCGAGTACCACTTGCCGTCGATGTAGTAGCCCACAACCCAAAATATCACCTCCGTTCCTTTCTCGCCCTTGCGTACCTGCCCTTTCAGCTCGTTTGCTTGTTTGTACGTCACCCACTCATTGTGCTCGTATCCCATCTCCTGCATCACTGCCGTCAGCGTTGCCACGTTCACGCCCTTGTAGTAGCGTTTCGAGTGGTTGTTTAGCGGGAGCTCAATGTCGCCCTGCGCATTCGTCCAAGGACGGAACCACTCCAGTCCTTTGCTTGTCAGGCCTGCAATGGCCTGCTCGGTCAATCGTTCGTATATGTCTTTCTTCGTGCTCATCAGTTCGGGGGTTTAGGGATGGGGATACCCCATCATTGTTGCAAATTTTCGTAGGCCGTATTTCTTGACTCCGTAAGCCATTGCGGAGCGGGCCTGTTCGGGGGTCGCGCCCTCGCGCACCAACCCCTCAAACAGCCATCCGCGGACCAGTAGCCGCTTGCTCGGTGTCATAGCGTGTAGACTCTTGTGGATTCCTCAAGCAACACATCTATCGCTTCCTCTCTCGTGCATTGCTGTCGCGCTTCCTCACACGCCGCAAAGACCAGCGTGTGGAACTTGCTCATCGCACTCGTCATCTCCGCAAACGCTTGCTCAATGTCGTTGTAGGTGCCATACTTGTCATCCGCTTGCATCGCGGGGCGTAGGTTGTCCAACAAGTGGCTAATCGTGCTGTTCGGGCGGTCAGTGCATTTGGTTGCGTGCTCCGTCGTGTTGCGAATTTCGCGGTAGTATGCTTTGGCTGTGGATTCCATCGTCGTGTTGTGTGTTGTGTTGTTCATATCAGTTCAATCAAAAGTTCAGGTCGTAGTTAAACGTGGCCAGCACCCAATCGCGGATGTCGTTTGCCACAGGAAAGTTGTTTGTGTTAATCGCAATCTCATAGTCGCCAATGCAAGCGCGGAAATCGCTGTCGTTCATCAAAAGGTTAAAATTGTTCATCGCTGTCGTTTTGTTTGTTGTTGGCAATATCCAAATGTTTTTGGATTAAACAAGCGAACAGGAAAAATTTAACCTTTCGGGAGATAAGCCACGATGATGTATATTGGCCCTTGGATTCGGCTCATCACCGGTTTCAATTCATCAGTTCGTGAAGGAGGGAGGTTTCGGCCTCCCTCTTTTTATGTCGCCTCGATAACCCAGTCGCGCCATCCGTTCGAGGTTCCCATATGCTCTACCACCCACCACCATCCTCCATTCCTTGGCTGTGAGAATCCCTTCTCGGTCTCCCATCCCGAGTACCCATCGCCGAGCTGTTTATAGGACCCACATCGTATGTGGTGCACCGACCGCGTATGACGCTTCATTAAGTTCGACAAGCGTTCGACTGACATCGGCACGTGCCACTTCTGGTGGTCGTGACCTCTTAATATAAGGTCGGCGTCTGGATACCGAGCGTTGTCGATGTCCACACCTAACACGCCCTTCGAGCGTTGCGCGTTGCCACCATAGCCGTGGTGATAGTGCAACTTGTAGGACCGCATCTCGGTTCGATAGGAGAACTGCCAGCGCACCCATCCCGAGTAGCCACCCAGCCGGATGTCACTGCCGTCTTGCTGGAGCCCGTGGACCATACGCTTACTGGGGTCGGTGTGCTGTCGCTTGCGGACGTTGGTCTCGTGGTTGCCCTGCGCATATATAGTTAACAGGTGCGCGTAGGGTTTAAGGAACGCACAAGCGTCGGAGATTACGAGGTCGAAGTAGTCCTGACCTCTATACTCGGGGCGTAGCCCTCCGGGAAGGGTATTTCGTGGGTCATACTTGCCTCCCATAAGGTCGAGCCAGTCCCCGTTGAGGAAGACCAAGGCATTTCGTTCCAATGCCAAATCCAAGTGTCGAGTGAGCATCTTCCTATCACATCGCGTGGAGTCGAAGTGTACGTCGGAGAGAAAAAGTGTGTAGGTGGGTTCATTGGCGTTCAGTTCGCGGTGTATGCTGTGGACGTTTCGGGCGTGTTCGTTGATTGTCATTGTCGTAGAAGGATAGGCATAGAGGTGTGACACCCACAGCGCACAGGACCACGTGAGGCCAAGTCACCCCTACCTCCAGTATCTCCGAGCACGTCGTGAGCACGATGACCCCGCCGATGGTCCGCTTGGCAGACCACCGACGAAGGTCACCCTTGGTCTTGAACACCTCGGTCACATCGAGGCGTGATAACAACTTCAGCAGGTCACTCCGCATCCTTCTTCAGCCCACGTCCGAGTAGGACGGCATTGAGGATTCGCTTCAACAGGTCGACGAGCGAGTCGTCTTTGGTTGTTGAGGTCAGGGCGGTGATGGAGCCAGCGGCAGTGATGATGGCGAGGAGAACCTCGGACCAGTAGAACGAGAGAAAGGCGGAAAATTCCATGGATAATGAATTAAAGGTTAAAAAACTTGCCACATATATGGCTTGTCACAGTGAATTTGTAAGTGTCTGAGTGTCAGAGAGATACCACATCGAGTTAGACCTATGGTAGTATGGCCCAAATCGCCGAAAGTGGCTACAATCGGCGGAAATCGCCCTTGTCCGGCATATCCTATATTCAGTCAAAATCTGGTGTTTCTTGGTCGAGCCACCCATACTTCTCCTTCACATCGAAGCACGGACACGCCTTACGAGCGAATGAGTTGTGCCCGTCGATAGCCAGTTCGCCGAAGCTGGTGCGAAGGCTGTCGACCAGTCGAAGCCAAGTCAGTTCCTGTTCCATCGTCATCGTGTCGGCTGGCACCCCATCCCCATCCAACCCACCGACATAGCAAACGCCGATGGAGTCGTTGAAGCCTTTTGTATGAGCTCCGGCCTTCGATAGTGGTCTCCCATATTCGAGCTGGCCGTCCAGTCGTATGACATAGTGGTAACCGATGTCGGACCAATTCCTTGGCGGGGTCGTGTGCCACTTGCGAATGGTCCGTGCACCGATGTCTTGGTCGGGCTTGGTCGCCGAGCAATGGAGGATGATGAGTCGTCGAGCAAGAGCCTTCACGAGTCGATTCCTTTCTTGGCCAGTAGCAACTTGATTTCTTGAACCATTGCCACCAGCTCCTTGAGTGTGGCACGCACCTCATCGCGGTCAGCTTCGACCACGGCCATTCGACCTTTGAGCTTGCCGACCTCTTGGGTCATCTTGACGTAGATACCCACCAGTCCACCGACAAGGGTGATGGCTTCGAAGAGCGTGACTTCGTTCATCGCTTTGGTAGTTGTCCTCGGATGGTTTCCAAGTCAGTGAGTAGTCGCTCCAACACGCTCACAAGCTGTTCGTGGTTGGGTAATTGCTCCTTCTCCTCCTCGGTGAGGTAGGCATCGCATAGGGGTGGAAAATCAATGTTCATGTCAATTCGAATCGTGCGGTGAATGATACGCCCAACGGCGCGGTGGTAGGAGTCCAACCAAGCGCGAACTCGTCACCTTGAGCGTAGTCGAAGGCGGACGTGTTGTAGGTAAAGGTGGTGGTCTGTCCTGCCGTAAGGGTGGCAGTGATAGAGCCGAGGTTTGCGCCCGGGCCCGAGATGGCTTGGTTGAAGGCCGTAATGGATTGTGAGCGAGTGCCACCGCTTTGGACCCATATTGTCACATCGACAAGTCGACAAGCAACAGGCACAGGACAGATGGTGAGGTATCCGATGGCCGCACTCTCGCTCGTACTGGCCGAGCTCGATGGCCAGTAGACAAACGAGGTGCTCGACTGGTAGAAGCCACCGGTCACACACCATTGGGCCGCGCCACCGCTCCCGAGAAAATTACCCAGCTCTCGTAGGCCCATTTTCTTGTTGGTCCCACTGGATGCCATTGTGGTGTCATCAACGTCGACGATGCAGATTTGGTCGTTGTTCGTCGCGTCGGCTGCAGCCAGTGCTGTCAGGTCGGTTATTTTCTGGGTCGCCATTTTGGTGGAGGTATATTTTGAGTCGCTCTATGTTCGCTTGGGTCCGTCGGTTGTGTCTCATATCTTGATTCCGAGTAGCTGTCGGATGGCTCGGCTTTCGATGGACTGGTATGTTGGGTCGACGTTCAGGCCTTGAGTGTAGTTCCGTCGAGTGGGTTGCACATCAGGGAATGTGTTGGAGGAGTATTCGGGTAGGTTCGTGGAATCGGTCAGGAAGTTGATGAGCCTTTCTCGATACCAGTCAGCGATTTGTACGGCGCTGTGAATCACTGGTTTGACATCATCGTAGCTCACCGCAGACGACTGCTCGCCGTTCATAGTCACCACCCCGTGGTTGACGAATCGTAGACGAAGCACAGGGATGACCTCCGCAAAGGAGTACTGGACCAGCATAGGGATGATGTACGTGGTCAAGAGATTCTCGTAGGGCTGGTTCGCTGGAAGCGAAATATCGCCAGTGCCGACGTCTTTCTTGATTTTTGCGTACAGGTCTGTCCCGAGTGTGGGGTGTACCCACTTCTCCATCGCCGTAAGGATGCACGGCTGGAGGAGCGTGTCGTCGACGGACTGGCCCAGTGGCGTGTCTCGCTTGACTCGGTTCGGGCTCACAAGGAGAATCGTGGTGGTACTCATTTGCAGTCGATTGGAAGGTTCGGGTTATTGGGACTGAATCCGCAATTCGGCATATCGTCAGGACGTTGTGCGACCTCTTTAGGGTTGTTGGGTATCTCCACCGCCTTGCGTTCCTCGGGAGGGAGGCCAGTAATCATACGACGTGCTTGGTTCACGCTGATTTGGGAGTTGTCCTCTTGGAGGTACGTCTCCCTCACCCAGTAGTGCTGGCAACGTGGCCCGCCTTTGTAGAACCAAATGTCGTAGGTCGTTGCGCCTCCTTCGCCGAAGCCGGGATTGACCGCACGCTTGCGAGCCGCCACGATGTTCTCCTTTTTGTAGACCTTGCCCGCCGCCCACATCTTCTGGCAGAAATCCCTCGACTTGCTCGCCTTCGGTTTGTTGCCAGCATATCGGTATCGAATCTTGAAGAGCTCGGAGTCCTGTGCGCTCTTGCCGCGTGGTCCACCTGCAACCACCGACGCCATATTCACCCTGTCGTCCATTCGGTCCTCCTCGTCGTAGTTGACTCGGCGCGAATCCACCAGCACGTATCCATCGGGCACGTCCTCTCCGGATGCAATGAGGTCTTCTGCCATCGAAACTTTGTCCGTGGTATCCTCCGACAACTGCCAGTCGGCTTGCATCTGCTCGCCTTCGTTCACTACCTCGTTGAGGTCAATGAAATCCGCTGGGCGTAGGGGCTTGAAATACAGGTCCAACGAAATCCCATTGGCCGCCCACACGGGCCCGAGTCCTTTGAGGATGAGCTCTTGGAACGGGAGCACGACCGAGTTGGTGAACAGCGAATAGGAATCCCGAAGCTCCTCGGCGTTGTTTCCAAATCCATTACCATCACCCCGTACTCCAAACAGGAGCGGGCTGGTCACCCTATGGCCCGACAGGACCTTACGCGTGACCTCAGCCGATAGGTACTCGTACATCGTATCGGAGCCATTGGTCGTGATGGGTGTGAACTGCGGAGCCGTTTCCGGTCCGTCGTTGAAGGTGATAAGGAGCTTGCCAGCGTTGTCAGCCCCACTGAACTTCTCTTGGACCTTGCGCTCGATTTCGTAGCGTTCCTCATCGGTCGGAATCCCATTGGCGAACGAGAGCATCATAGAGGGGAAGAGTCCGTTCTTGATGTTATTGAGGTGGAAGGCCTGTATCTCGTGGTCGAGCTCAATGTATCCAGTCGAGCCCACGTAGTCCGGAAGGCCGTAGTAGTGGAACGATGGAGCGTACCTCTTGAGCTGGAGCACTCGGCTGGCTTCCGTGCGGTCGTCCATATCGAATGCCCGTATGGCTTGTGGCTTGTTTCGGTCGGACCAGTCGGCTTTGTAGTACCACAGGTCGATGTCGCCCTTGTCGTCGGCTATTCCGGCCCGTAACGTGTGCACGGGTAGGTGACGCATTTGGGCCACTTGGGTCCTACTGCGATTCCAAATCGTGTTCACATACGCTTGGCCATAGAGCTTCATATCCAAGGCCACCTTCTTGAGTAGGTCGGGGTCGCTGTCAGCCAACAGGTTTTGTACTCTCAACCACTGCTCTCGATGTCCGTCGGAGGCCTGTCGGTCACGTGCATCCAATCCCTCGCCGTATATCATCGCACCGACACCCGATACAATTGCCGAGTGGATGGAGCTGCCGAGGAATAGGGCTTCGAGGTACGCGCCATAGGCATCGTCGGCACCATACGTCACCCAGTCACGTCCCTGCTTCTCTTCGAATACTGGTATGTCGTGTACAGGCATCCCCAGCACGCTGAAATCTTGTTTACTGCTCATAGACCTTGATATAGTTCGTTGTAGAGGTGTTTTCCGCCTGATACGCCACATATCCGGACTCACCTGCGGTACGTGTTAGGTTGGCTCTCGAACGTCCAACCTCCGTCGTGTTACCGCGAGAATCGTTCACGTAGAGCACCAGCACATAGAAGCCTGCAGGGAACTCGGGTTCCTTGAGGTCAATATAACCCAACTCGGGGTTCGCCGTACCGACGTTGACACGTATGGAGCCTTCCAGCGTCCTCGTGTTCCACACGGGAGAGGGCAACGTGCAATCGCGTGTCGTGCGCGTGGTCTCGCTGGTGAGCTTCAACGTGTACGACGTAGGCGACAATGGCACTGGGTCCGTGTGGAGGGTCAGTACGAGTGTTTGGGTGCCGGAAGTGATTTGTACCATCGTTGGTCAATATGGATTGGCCGCCAATGTTTCCAAACGCAAAAAGGGCGACCCATAGGCCGCCCCTTTCGTCTAATCTAAACCAAAATCAGGGTGCGATATTCGTAGTGGAAACAGAGAACACGGCTGTGCCAGCATCGATGCCATCGAACGGCCAAGCGGCGTTGTCAGGGTCGGCACTCGGAGCCGCTTCAATCGGGAAGGCGGACTCTCCTGCTGTGATGGTCAACGTGTATCCGTTCAGGTCGGCACGGGCCACACCACTTACGGCTGTTCCTGCTGTCGCAGTACACCCGTTGATGGCTCCGACCCAGTAGACCTTGTCGTTCGCATCCAGCACGAAGCAATGGAAGCGCGACTGAATCACGTTTTGGAGCTCCTCGGAAGAGGCCTGACCCAGCTTGTGGAGTGTGACCTCCACGTTGGTGTCGTAGGCCGCTGAGCCAGTTGGAGCGTTGGTGATGGTGGTCGTGAAGCTGGCCGTCGTAGGACGGACTTCATAACGGAACACCTCCACGGCCAAATCCGTGCCGTCGTAAACGCCTGACGCGAAGGTCGCGTTGGCGTGTAGGTTCTCGATGTAGTTGGCGAGGTAGATGGCTTTGATACCACCGACAGCGTCGTTACAAGCGAGGTCTCTACCTGTTGTGAGTGTACAAGCCATAGGTCAGGGATTAAGATTGATTGGTTCCCCACCAGATGTCACCTCCGACAGCGTGTTGCGTTCCTGCGGCGTACCGCATCACGAAACGTACATTGTCAGAACCATCTAATGGGCTCATATCCATCGTCCGCACCTCGGTCATATTGGTCATAATGTTCGAACCGAACACCAAGTTCTCTTGGTACGTTGCGATGATTTGATTGTCGGGCATTCCGGGACACGCAAAGATTGGGTATCCGTAGATATTCGATGGCTTCGCGCTCGCTTGGTAGTCGAGTTGGTAGCCAGCCGAACCAAGGTGCTGTTGATAGAGGAACAGCGTCTTCGGCGACACGTACAAGGCGAAGTCGGGTCGAGAGAGGACCGCGCTTGAAACGGCATCCAATACGAGCTCCAACTTGGAGGCGACATTGCCTTTCGTAAGGTCGGCTGTGATGTCTACGTCGTTCACATCCGTATCCGTCACAAGCGAGCCACCAGCGAATGCTGGGTCAACAACTGCGGCGGTAGTGAAGCCTGTGAAGTTTCCTGCGACACCGCCGTTACCACCCCAAATGTCGATTTCGACTTGTTGAGCGACAAGGCCACTCATATGGCCGATGACGTGGTCCGTGAAGCTTTGCGGCATCCGGCTGTTGAGAGAGTTTCCTGTCTCGGCCGCTTGCCATCCCTGTCGCATCGTCTTCTTACAGAGGTCGATGTTGACTTGGAGCTCCTCGGAAGAGGCCTGACCCAGCTTGTGGAGTGTG